CGGCATCTGGTAGGACGCGCGCAACCGCCGGGCGAGGCACCAATTCAGCGCTGGCTCATATTCCGGCGGGAAATTGATCTGCTGCGCGAGATTGACAAATCGCGGCAGCACCACCTTGAACCCGACATGCAACTCATAGATCGTTGCCGTCGGCAGCGGCCACGGCCGCAAAATCCCCACGGGCCAGACCGGATCGTAGAAAATCTGCCAGGGCACGCTGCCGATGTTCTTCACCGCAATCCGCGAATAGTCCTCATGGCTCTGGATGATGTGCAGCGGGATATCGACGAACAGCGTGGATCCCGATGGCTGATTCAGAAACCGCAGGAAGGCATATTCGATCCGGTCAGGCCGCGGGTTGATGTTGATGTCGCCCTTCAGCCCGACGCTGTAAGTCTGCGCCCCGGTCGAGACCACCGAATAGTCCGCGATGCGATAGACCAGCCAACGCTTGCGCGCCCATTGCGCCAAAAGCCAGTTCGCCTGCCGAAACGCCCGCGTGAGCATCGGCGTTTCGATCGATTCATCAATGCCGACGATACCGCCATCCTGCAGCGCATTGGTCACGAGGTCGGAAACGGTGTCGACCGGCAGTGCGCCTTCGGCGGGATCGGCCATCTAAAACTCCAACCAGCCTTTTTGACGAAGGCAGGAATGAAACGATCCGCCGAAAGCTGAACTAAAGGCCGAATGCGGTATATCGCGCGCAGCACACCATTCCTTGATCGACAGCGACCAGGTGATGAAACCGCCGCCAAGCGCGATTAGAGTAAGCCCGACGATCGCCGCATATTTGCCTTTTCGGCCGAGCCACACGAGCCCGCCGGCGAGAAGGCCAAGACCAAACAAAAGCAACGGACCTTTCGCGGTCCATCGGAGATCATCGCCTGCGGCCATCTATCTCGCCCACATCGGGGTGCACTTGAAATTTTCGATCTTTCGATCTTCGAAAACGTCGCTGAAGATCGGATGGCCAATCAGACCATTGCCGTCGACCTTGCAGGTTTCTTCCTTCTGATAAAATTCCTGGCGGCGCCAGTCGCATGTCTTGCTCAGCAAGCTGCCGTCAGTCCCGTTTGCAGTGACGCAAGAATAGACCAGGAGCTGAAAGAAGATCATATGGGGACAACTCCCAACGGTGCGGAGGCGTGACCGGTTCGGTTATCTGACAATCTTAATGCGGCGAAAAAGGTCTCTGATCACCAGTGGCGACGGCACCCATTCTCCGCAGGCAGTTGTCCCCAAACCTTCACGTCGCCTCGAAAAACACCGTCCAGAACCCGTTGCGCTCGACCCGAGCAATCCGCACGATCGCCGACTTCTTCATCTCGATCGCATGTTTCAAGACGCTCGATATCCCGTGCGGCGCTCCACCATCGTTGGCAACCGCGATCGGCAGCGAGACGCTGTTGCAGCTCGGTTCGTTCGCCCAATCCGGGATGGCATGCAATACCGGCTCGACGTCATAACGCCCATAGAGATCGTGGAACGTGGCCGATACCGCCGCAGCGAATTCATTGCGGGTTGCGAATTGTCTCCGCTGCGGCAATTCCAGCATCATGCGGCGCCGGGCGAGGCCTTCTGGACTTCAGCCTTCAGGCGCTCGTTCGACCAGCGGCCGTCGACCTTGATGCCGAGCCGCTTGGCTTCCTCTTCCCATAGGAAGCGGTCCTGTTCGGGAGAGAGCGCATTGCCACCTTCGGAGAACAGCGTCTGGTCGCTGCCTCCCTGACCTTCCTGATGAGGCTCGGAAGCCACCGCCGTGACCACCTCCTGCGCCTTCTGGAATGCCTGGAACGCCAGAAATGCTTCCCACTGAGCGGGATCAACGCTCGCTGGCGCCGCCGGTCCCGTGGTCTTCAACGACTGCGCCACAGCCGCGGCCACAGCCGGGATCAATTGCGCGACGAGGTCATTCTGGGCAATCCGCGGATCGGGTGCCGAATAGATCACCGTCTTGCCGCTGCCCGGATTCTTCGGATCGAACTTTGGCACACTCCAAGGCGTCGGCCGCCACTTCGAATCCTCTTCCCAGTCCCAGACATCCTTCAAGCCGTAGCGATTGCGCTCGTCGACCGTCGCCTGTCGATAGACGATGCCATGTTCGGCCGCCTCTTTGGCGTTCTGGACGATGACAGCGGGCTTCGTCGGATGATAAAGCCACGCCGGATAGACCTGAAATCCCCGCTGCCCGAAATAATGCCGTAACGATTTGACGTTCGACAGGTCCGGCATCACCAATTTTTCAGGAGGCGGCGTCCAGGCGACCTGCTCGCCGTTCGAAAGCAAAACCTTGTCGCCGGCCAGCACCTTGCCGCCCTCGTTGGCGATTTCGGCATCGAGTGCCTGGCGGGCCGAGCCTTTCGGCAGCCCGCCTAGGATGTTGAAATCGGAAGTGACGTCCATGGCTTACTTCTCTCCCTTGACGGCTGCCGCGGCGAGTGCCTTGGCCTCATGCTCGAGGTCGTGCACCAGCACGGTCACCTTGCCTTCGCGATCGACGTGGTGATCGGGAAATAGCGGGACGCTGATGTGATCGCCCGCCTTGTGGATATGGCTTTCATGAACGGCAACCCATTTCGGGAATTCCATGAAGGCGGCTTTCGCCTTCGCCTCGGCGAGTGCCTTCTTGGCGGCGGCGACGTTCTCTTCGTGTTCTTTGACGGTGGCTTCGTCGGTCATGGGTGGTGCTCCTATGAGGATCGGATGATGGCGGCGAGACCTTGCGCCTCGCCGCTCAACTAGGTGTCAACTCTGGTGATCAGGGAATGGCATCGGCACAATTGACCGCCCATTCGGGCCGCGCGAGAGCGGAACCGAACAAAATGTCAAGTCTATCGATCGGCTGATCTGTGTCGGGTGCATAGACGACAAGACTCCGCATGCTCAGATCATCGAAACTGTGGCGTGCAGCCGCGATCACGCCCTTCTCGTTCGGCGGGATCCACAAGGGTGCTACCGCCATCGTGAACGCATCCGGCGCATAGGCGAGGTTCTGCCGATACGTGACGGAAGCGTTGGCAAACGGCGTGATCACCGCATTGGCGCCAGGCGATGCCGTGACCGTCTGGTACTGCTGCGGGGTGTAGGGCAGCCCCGCATAGGGATTGGAGTTGATCGGCGGGATGATTGCCGGATAGAACGAGATCGAGGTCGCGTTCGCCGCTGCCGCAGCGGTCGCAACGAACTGCGCCGCGACGCCGAGGCTCTGGTAGTTGACGCGGTTGACGCCGTTCACGCCTGCGATGGTGAAGATATCGCCGGCAACGATGGTGCCGCCGAGCGCCGCCACGGTCAGCGTATTGCCGGTCTGGCCAGCACCGCTGACGGTTGCGGTCGTCAGCGTTCCGGTGGTGTGGTTGACGACGCTCTGGTCCTCGAAGAACCGGAACCCCAGCGCCTCATACATCATGCCGGTGTTGTACTGGCGCGAGATCGAATCGACCGCGTTGAACAGACCACGCAGGGCCTGCTGCACCTTGGCGTCCGAACGCGGCGCTAGCACGACTTTCCGCATTCCCATCTCGCCGAAGGCCGGCGCCGAGTTTTCCTCGAGGATCGCGCGCGCCAGCGCGAACGGCGTATCGTTCACACTTAGGATGTTGTTGTTGGCGTCGACGTTCGCAATGATGTTGCGGATGCCGGGCGCGATGTTCGCCATGATCTGGATCGCGACGTTCGCGGCCAGGTAGTTGATGCGCGGCAGAACGATGCGCTCCATGTAGTCGTCGACGTCGAGCGTGGTCTCGGCGCTCGTGAAGGCGACGTCGATATGGCGCTGGGTAGCTACCGTGAGCAGGAACTGCTGCTCGGTGGTGTCCTGCACCGACAAGCCGGGGCCGTCGGTGACCGTGTACTGGTTCGGAATGCGAACGCGGAGCTGCGCGCCGATGCGCGCGCCTTCGATGCCGAATTGATCCTGGAATTGGCGGGGAACGTTCTGGACGAAGTAGTTGGTATTGGTGAACATTTTGATCGCGTACCGAGTCACCATGCTCGGGGTGATGATATTGTTTGCCATCGGGATGGCGTCCTTTCAGGATAGGCGCCGCATTCCTGTTTGCGGCACGCGCGTTGGAAATGCCGTTTGCACGGCGGCTCACGTCGGCTTCCCGAAAGTCGACAGTGGTGACGGGGACAGAGCTTGCGCTCCCACTAGTATTGACGAGGACTAGGCCACGGGCGTCTTTCCGCCTAAGCATCCGTGCTGGTCGGATCATCCTGTCGCGACAGAATGTCTTTCCCGAAAGCGCATCTTCCGGGCAGCAATCCCACAATTTAGAAAATTCCTAGAGGTAATCCATCACTTCACGAAGCCGCTGCTTTTTGTGCGCCAGAAACAAGGCGCGCACGATCGGCCAATACAGATAGCGGTATTGTTCAAGCGTTCTCATCGGACGGCCCGTTCGAGATATAGGCATTGTTTCCGACCTCCGAACATTCCGGACGCCATGACGATCAGCAGCGGCTCGATTGGCAACCGATAACGCAGTGACGCGATCAAGACGCAATGCAAGGCCGTCATATAGACGATCACGCCATAGATCGGCAGCATCAGCCGCCAGTCGGTATGGAATACAGAGATCAGCGCGAGCACAAGAATAGGCCCAAAACTCAATCCGGCAACCCAGCTATAGATCGGCGGAAATTCGCTAGTATTCGGCACGATATTCCAAAAGCGCTTGAACTTGCCGCTCGCGCGAGCAAGGAAACCAATGGGATCAGTGGCGATATAGTCGAGCGCCGCGTCGCGGTAGGATCGCTGGCGTTGCAATTCAGGCATCGCATTGAACGCATCACGGATGTCCGGATCGACCTCTTTGCCCCAATCGATGCCGGCCGTCGTTTTCGGGTTGTTGCCGATATAGA